TTCTCATAAGTTTTTGATTCAATTAGGGTAGTTGATGAACCTGTAGAAACACTCTTATTTAATTTAGTTTCTACTGATTCGTTAATTGGTGTACTTTCAGTTTTAGACAATTCGTCTTTAATCGACCTGTAAAGATTTTTAGATTCTTTCAAAGTATCTACATTATCAAATCTTCTAAGAATGTTAATTTTTTCTTTTTTAGTAGTCGAATGTTCAGTGAATAATCTTGTAGCATATGCCAAGTTTGAATTGAAGATAGCAACTTCATTAAGTTTTTCTCTGAAAACATTTAATGCTTTTCTGTATTCTTCATTTTTCTCTCTCAACGTTGCAACTTCTGATTCTGAGGATTCGGTTTTTACTCCGTTCTTACCATAAACAAAATTTCTGTTTGGGGTAATACCTTTTCTAAGTCCTCTTCCTTCTTTTGAACCCATTCCATAAGTTCTAGCAGCTTCTTTGGTTTCTCTTTTTTCAAAACCTGCGTCATCTCTACGAGCCTTAGTAGTTTTAAGATCTTTTGAAGCAATTTTACCATGCTTTGCTAATCTTTCATCTTCTCTGTCTTTGTATCCTTGACCTTCTTTTGTTTCTGCCTTAACAACTTTGGATTTTTGTTCCATATTTTCACCTTTCTTGTATTCGAATTTTGGTTTACCAGTACCAACTGATTTTGGTCCTTCTTTCTTCTTCTCATCGAATCCGCCTTTAGCTTTATCTTTGTAAGTGAATTTAGGCCCAGACCCAATTCCAACACCTTTAGGTTTTACTGTCGATTTTGCCTCTCTAACAGCTCTTCTATGGTTGTAAGATTCGTCCAAATCTTCTTCTTCGTACTCTTCTTCATCCATCATGTATTCTCCTTCTTCAAGGTCTTCTCCTTCTTCAAGATCTTCACCTTCTTCAAGGTCTTCACCTTCTTCAAGATCATCTTCCTCATTGAATTCAATTTCGTACATAACTTCTTCGTCTTGCTCCATGTCAATGTCCTCACCCATCTCATTGTTGCCAAAAATAGCATCAATTACAGATCCGGTAATGTCCATTTCATCCATTTCATCCATTTCATCCATTTCTTCTAAATCCATCATTTCATCTAATTCTTCTTCCATGGACTCACCAAGCTTAACTAAATATTCTGCATCAGTACCACTATCAGATAAATGAATGTCTTCTCCGTCTTTTTTTACGATGATTCCATCTTCTTCACCCATAGCTTTGAACACCTTAAGAATTTCTTCATCTGAAGCGTCAGTCAAATCTATTGGACTTTCTTCTGAATCCATATCCATGTCCATATCAAATTCCATGTCCATTTCCATATCATCATCATCATTATCAACAGGCATATCGGTATCGATATCTGTATCTAATTCAATCTCATCTTCCATATCTTGCTCTGACAGAGATTCTTTTACTAATTGGTTGATTTCTTCCTTCATAGTTGAAGCAAGTATTCCTTTTGCATTCTGGGCGATTGCTTCTTCAACATTTCTCATTTGAATTAACGCCTCTTGTACTAAATTTTTATTTTCTTGCATAGAAAAAAATTGTTTATTTTAACATATAAATAGTACCAAAATTAAAAAAATTCATTTTACGATATCCCCAAAATAAAAAAAGTGGTCGATTGACCACTTTTTTTGTTTCAGTTTGATTATTGATTACTCAATTACTTCGTCGATTTTACTTTCAGATACTGCAGTGATTCTCCAATCATGAGTGAATCCTTCGTATTTTTTAGTCACTTTAGCTTCCACATCTGTGACAGAGTAACCTTTAACAAGTTTCTCTTCTCTAACTTTTTTAATCTTACCTGTGTTTTCATCAGGGAAATCATACTGAATTTTTGCTACAAAATATTTTTCGTCCATAATTTTATTTTCCTAAAAAATCGTCTAATTTTCTCATTAAGTCAACCGACTTTCCAACATAGTCGTTATTTTGTTTAGATTTTTTTTCTTCCTCTAAATTTTCTTCATACTTACTTCTTTCGTCAGGGTTAGAAAATAAATAAGCTCCCGGTGTTGAAGGTGATGATACCAAATCAAAACATATTAATTCGAAGTCATCTTGTACTTCATTTCTTTCTCCAACTTTTTTTAATGAACCAACACCTCTTGATGAAATACCTAATGTCACTCCTTGTCTCATTAGGTTTGCTGCTTGGTCTCCTTTGGTTGAAACGATTCCTCTTTCGTGAAACCCTGGAGATGTCAATAATTTGAGTTTTCCCATTAGTATATTTTTATCCCACCATATGTCTGTGATGATGTGAGATACTCTATCTAAGTCAATTAATGACGACTCAGGGTGGTTTAATTCTGATGTGGATAACCCCTTAGAAATTGCTTGCTTATATCTTTCAGATTCTCTTTTCAAAATCCTTTCAGGATACGTTCTTCCATTTCTATTTGGTGTGTCGTATTTTTGAAGAACTGCATAAAACTCAAATGGATTTCTATAATCTAAATTGGCAGCTTCTTTTAGAACATCAATATTATGAGTGTCTTTGGGAGAAACCCAACCTGCATCCATTTCAATCAATATACCATGGCCAAGTTCGCTCGCTTCTAAAATTCTTAAATTTTTCATCTAATCTTTTAAGATAAATATACGGATTTGGATTGTTTGCTAGTTTTCGTCTTTTTTAGAAATCGAAAAATCAAAGTATTTGTTTTGAATCACGTTATTTTTATAGATGGATTTGACTATAGTTTTTATTGATTCTTTTAGTTCATCACACTTGAAATCCATATCACGTAGGGTATATAGATTGATTTCCAAATTGAAAAATGATTTTTTCCCTTTAGATATTCCACTTGTCCGAAGGTCCAAATCAACAATATTTTTTTCTTGAAAAATTTTACAATCTATTGATTCATAAACGGAATTTTTTATTTCTCGTCCCAATCCTGAGACAACTCGGTTCCAATTATCTAACTCTTCTTTTGGTGTAACCCACGATTGAATATTTATGTAAACTGATTTTAAGTTTTTGGAATCTACTGTCCCATACTGTGATTTTATGGGATTGAACAGGTTAAGTTTAACACTTTTTCCTTTTTTCATTAATAATGATATTATGTACGTTTATTAATGAAATTATATACATAATATGTATGATTGTCAAAATTTTTTTATATTTGTGGATATTTCTAATATATGATAATAATAAAAATAAATCAGGGTAATCCCCTTGAGAAGGCTCTCAAGACCCTAAAGTCAAAAGTAATTAAAACAAAACAAAATCAAATTTTATTTGATAGGAAACAATATACAAAAAAATCTGTACTTAGAAGAGCACAGATTTTGAAGGCAAAACATATTCAAAGTCTTAAAGACAAATCAAATTGATTCTTCCAAATTTTTTAATTTCAAAAAGTTTAATTGGTCGAATTTTTCAGATTTAATTTTGTCAATCGTTTCTGAAATTTTTGTTTTCATATCCTGTGAGTCTTCATTGTTTTGAAGATTAGTTAGTTTGGATATTGTACTTTCTCTTAATGTTTCGAATTTTGTCTCCAAAGTTTTGGTATCTTCAGAAACTATTTGGAAAAATTCTTTTTTAGAATTTTCATCCAAAGTAAGTATGTAGTTATTAACTGTTTGATTTGCCACCGTAACCATAGAACTAATTGGGATATTTATACTTTCCTTAATAGATTCTTTCGTTGATGTAATAACCTTTAGGATACTTTTCTTCGCATTAACTCTTTCAAGTAAATCTACTCCTTGTGTATAAACTAAGGTATCAATATCGGAATATTTGTTTTCAGTTTTTTCGGAAAGTGTGATTGGAAGTTTAATACTTGACAAAACTTTGTTTAATAGACTAATCCCTTCTTCAATAAAATATTTTGCGTCCTGTTCACTTAACCCTTGGGGTGAACTCAGTTGGTCATATATTGCGTATGCTTTAGACATAGCTTTATTACTCAAAACGTTGTGTTTGAATTCTCGCAAAGTCTTCTTGAATTCTACTTCATTTTTGTAGGATTCTAAGAGATTTTTTTCAATTAGGGATTTTACTATTCCGAAGGTCATGGTGTCTTTTTCAAATAAATATTATGAATTTAATAACTTATCTAAGTGTTTTGAAATTTCTCCTAAAGAATCTTGTGCCTGACCCAAATTTATCACTCGAGATCCTTCAATTAAATTATTTTCCACTAAAATATTAAGGTCTTTTTTCCTTGATTCTGGTGTTACTTCTGTTGGTGGTGCTTCTTCCGCACCTCCTGCCGGTGGTAATTCAGGTTCCCCTCCAGGAATCTCTCCTCCTCCACCGAATGATGGTGAGGCCCCCAATTCTTCTCCACCATCCGTAGTTGTCGCGGCACCAGCCGTAGGAGTTGCACCTGTTTGACTGCCATACAATTTGTCGATATTATCAAACAAACCTGTTTTGGTTATCACAGTTGGAGTTGCTTTAAGTTCTTCACCAACAGCTCTTTCAATTCTTTGTTGTTGTAAGTCTAAACGAACTTCGTCATCAGACCATCCAAATATGTGTTTCTTAGCCCATGTAGATGAAGTTGCCTGTATTCCATTTCCTGGATCGGAAACCAAATCTTTATACAATAATACTTTTTCTTTCCAAACATCAATCTTCAACAAATCCGCTTGAGTTGATGGGTTTGTTAATCCAAGTGTAAAGTTTGATAATTCATCTTCAAAACCCAATAAAAATAAATGTACAATGGCAATTTTATTAAGTTCTGCCAACATACTTTTTTGGATTCTATTAATTGTACGAGCAAATCTAATGTCTTGTAACGCCAAGTTTTTACCATCACCTACCACTTCTTCAAATCCTAAGAAAGCTTTAGGTACTCTCAATGCCGTCAATAATTTCTTTTGAATATATTCAATATCGGCAATTTCAGACAAGTTAGTTGCTCCAGGTAATGTAGTAATTGGATCTGGAGCTGCCGGATCACGAACAGGAATAAAGAAATCTTGGTCAACGGCCATTTGATTGAATCTCATGTCTACGTTTCCTGTTTTACTATCTACAACTTGTTCTCTTTTGAATTTGTTTGCAACACGCTGTACATACGCTTCTACATCATCATCGTTCATGTTACCGACAAAGACCTTAAATAACTTTCTTTCGGGTGCTCTTGATGTTCGATAAATCAACATAGCGTCTTCACAAAGTAA